CGTATCCCACCAGTCGGGTGTGTCACTCGCCTCAAAGAAACCAGATTTGATTGCGTCCATAAATCCCTGTCGCATTGTTTCTGCTTCAGCTGATAGGACTTTCGCAAATGGGTCAAGCTGGCCGGACAATTCCGTTTCTATGGACTGGCCAAACAACGTTGTTTTGGTTCCCATCTTTGGTGCAGATATACTCGTTCCTGCATCAGCTCCAAAAATTCCCGCAAAATATCTAGCTATAGCTGCTGGGTCTTTGCCCTTCAGGGCTGTACCTCTTGCCAAATCGCTCTCGAGCCTATTTAGGGTGGCCAACGCACCCTGGTCGCCGCCCTCTGCATTTTGAATGAGGGTATTGATTCGTTCTTCCATTTCCCTGGTTCCGGCATCAACATCAGAGAATGTGAATCCAGAAGAAGACAGCATTGCACCAAGTTGGGTGGATAGAGCGGTAACGCTTCCTTTTCTGGCTCGGTCCTGGGCCTGTCCAATCAAACTGGTGGCTTCGCTTCCCATTTGGACACCAGCAAGCGGGCCACCTGGACCAAACAGGGTTCCCTTTCCTATGTTCGCACCTGAGCCGAATCTCTGCGCCGCCACAATCATGTTCATCAATGGCGTATCTGGGCTCAGGTAGTTTGCTAGGTCCTGAGACTTTGTGTAGTAATCGATAAATGCATCAGTAGAGGTATCGCCACCACGGATATTCTGCCCGCTTGCCTGCAAAACATCTTTCATTTCTCTAGTCTTCTTAAAGGTGGAAAATACATCAAGTGATGCGACCTGGGCATCACGCAGAGCATTTCTCAGGTCAGTTGCGGTCTTGACCATTCCAACGCCAAGCTTCTTGACCGCGTCTGTCAGGTTCAGCGTTGTGTCATAGAGGTTGACGTTTTTGCGCATTGCCAAATCAAATATGGCTTCTGACGTCATTCCGGTTGATTGCTTGAGTGCCTTCATTATTTCGTCGAATTGGTCAAACTGTGGAACAAGAGCTTCCTTCATGACTCCAGAAATTTCCGTCAGCCGCTTTGCTGCATCTCCAGATTTTTCCCCTGTTGCGAGAGATAGGTCATTCCCTCCTATTATTCCAGCGTCTATGTACGGCTTAAGAAGTGCCTGTCTTGCCTGGGGCGTCTTTGCCGCTGAAAATTGAGTGGAAAGACCGCTCATTGTCGTCAGCATCTGACGGCCTTCTTTTGTGCTCCCCTTCATCGCGCCGCCAAGTGCCGCTGCAGCAATTGAAGATATTTGCGCGTCGCCAATTCTTCCCATTGCAGCTTTTACTGCTTTACCCTGATTTCTTTTTGCGGCAAAAAATCCGATTCCTCCTCCAATTAAACCTCCAACGGCAACACCGAGTGGACCGGCAATCATTCCTCCAATAGCGGCACCGCTAACTGCCCCTGCAATCGCTCCGCCTTTCTTTGTCTTGGCGCCGAGGGCAGTGAGTCCTGCTCCAACGGCCAAACCGAGGAGAGGATTGATAGACATTAGACCGGCCCCAGCTTGCATTCCGCCAACGGCATCTTGGTCTATAACTCCACTGGAAGCAAGTTTGTCAATCCCCATACCGGCCAGAAGTGATGCACCAACTCCCATGCCGCTAAAACCCGCTCTTGCTCCAGCTTTCAAGCCTTTGAATTTTGAGAATTTGGCGTTTGCTGGCAACGCGCCCTCTTTGACGGCTTTATCAAAATTTGCTTTTGCCATTCTGTACCCGGCGCCAAAGTTTCCGCCCTTGAGTCCAGTAACTGACCTTTGTAAAATGTTTCCACCAGGTCCAGCTTTTGCAAATCCAAGTTGTGCCTGAAGTTCTCTTCTGAATCCTCGATATCCAGTAGTTCCGTAGTTGGTTCCAAGCAGGCCTCTCATTAGGCCGCCCTTTAGTCCTCCTGCGGCAGCAGAAACTCCGCCAGCACCCATGGCTCCGCTGATTCCAGCTTGTCTTGCGGCATATGCTGCGCCACCTTGCTCTTTGCCAAGCCACATGTTGTACATGCCCTGTCGTGCGGCATCAGCTGCATAACGCATATTTGAACGGATAGCACCAGGGAGTGCGCGAATTCTTCCGCCAATGGATGTGTACTTCATTCCAGGAAGAAAACCTGATTGTTGCAGCCGAGAATCTGTTGCGTACCTATATGGATTATTTCCCAGTAGCGTGCTGTGTGGCCCGCTTGGAGCATTTGGACGTAAGGCGCGTCTTGCTCTTCGTTCTGACTCTTTGTATTGTTCTTTCGTCATCATTCTCATGCCAATTGCGTCTAGGTCTTGAGAAACACCTATTTTTCTGCCATAAATATTTGTCTGACCTGACCTATCTGAATACAGGGTTGGTGCCCTATATCCTCTCTGCTCTAGTGGAAGGTCAACAGTCCCCCGATTCGCCACCTTCCACCTGATAATGTCGCGTTGATAGTCAGCATTTGACTGTCCAGGTTTTCTTCGTGGGAGAGTTCTGTATCGTCCTGTATCTGGGTCAACCGAACCGCCGCCCATGCCTCCCCTAAGTGAGCCACCGAAACCTGCAGAAGAAATGGCAGCGGCAGCTGAGCTAAGAGCGCCTGCCGCTCCGCTCAACGCGCCACCAGCTCCAGTTAGACTGCTTGCAGCTGGGGCCATCGCTGCAGTTGTTGCAGAAGACATCGCACCAGAAAGCGAACCGAGACCTGGAGCTGCTGCGGCACCTGCGCCGAGCGGCTTACCTCCATAAATCATGTCGTCTATTGATGGCTGAAATCCTCGGCCTCTGTCGAATCTGGCGGCTCTTCTTCCCTTGAATGCAAGCGCGCCAAGGCCACCAATTATGCCGACTCCACCGACTGCACCGCCAACCCCAGTGATGCCAGATATAACTCCGGCAATCATCTTCATGAGGTTTCCAAGTCCAGTAAGAAGTGGATTTATTATCGGTAGAGCAGTTGCGAATGCCTCCCTGACGGCTCTGCTTATTTCAAAAAATCCCTGCACAACAGACTTAAGTGCGTCGCCAAACGCAAGGAAATCGTCCTTATATCTAACAGCCTGCTCGTCGAGCGCTTTAACACCTTCGCCAATTTGTTTAAAAATTTCAATTATCGGTTTTCCAAATGTTTTGATTACTATCGACCCACCATCACGGAGCGGCTGGAGAGCATCTCTCACTTCTCTGAAATAGATGGCAAAGCCTTTGAAAAAGTCAGTCGTGCGTTTCCAGAAACCTTCTGTTGCCGGTAGGAATTTTCTGAAAAGCACAACTGCAACGTTTTCCAATTTCTCGGTGAACGCAACCAATGAATTAAGAAATGGCCCACGGCCGAATGCGACCAGGTCACCAGAAACTCGTCTAAATGTTCTAGTCAGGCCCTTGAAAATTTCAAACATCGTTTGTTTGATTGGCTCTAGAACACGTTGACCAACATCAGAAATCTCAACCAATCCCTGACTTAGATAAACCTTGAATTGTCCAAACAATGTTCTGGATATTGCATCGGCTTGTCCGGCTACTCCAGCTTCTGCGGCAAGCTTCCCACTCATGAGGTCATCCATGAACGACTGCATATTCTTGTATGAGCCCTTCTTAAATGCCTTGTCAAATTCAGGGCTAATTTGTTTTGCTGCATTTACTGCTTCAGCAGTGAACTTCTTTTCCTTCTGGAGTAATCCGATAAATGACGCAGCGGCTTGCAGGCTCTTTCCGGGGTCGCCACTTGCCTGAGCAAAATCGGCCATTGCCTTAAGCGCATTTTTTGATGCCGGGGTAAAAGCAGTGCTTTTGCTGACTGCGGCAAATGCTCCAGCCAAAGCCTGAACGCCGAATGTCGCAAGTGTGGCGTCTTGATACAGGCTTCGCAGGTTCTGTGACGACTGGTCTAGTGCGCTGCCGAGTGAAGCAGAATCCTTGTACCTGAATTGGAATTGTGCGGCTTGGAATTCCCTAAATGCGGCCGCTGCTCCAATTGCGGCAGCACCAACGGCGGCTATGGTGCCGGCCAGGGCCTGCATGCCATAGTTGTAAACGCGCATGGCAAATCTACCGATTGCGAATGCGGCGTTAACGCTGGCTATCGAAAGGGCAGATATACCAAACTCGATTCCGATAGCGATGACCGTAAACATAATTAGTCGCGCCATTTTCAGGAATTTTCCACCGACTTTTTCCATCAGGGTTAGGTCTCTGGTGAAACCTTGAGCACTCTTGCTGGTTTTTTTCATTGAGCCATCAAGTTTCGACATGGAGCCAGATAGGCGGTCGGTTCTGGTCTCAAGTCGCTTCGCGACCCGTTCAAAAGCAAGTAGTTTTGCCGAAGCGGCAGTTAGGTTGCGCTCACCCTTGACATTAATGTCAACTGTTAAATTTACGCGCTCGTCAGCCATGACCCTACCTAGGTAATAAAATCGATGCGCTAGTACCCTTGAGACTTGCGCTCGGCTGCCTCACGGTCTGCCTCAATTACTTTAGCACACGCGAGCCTTATTATCCATTGCTCAAATGAGCAGTTCAGTAGTTCTATTGGGTCCGTCCCAAACAACTCGCCCAATCGGGCAGCAGTTATTATGCGGTTGTCGTCAACTAGTTCGTCGAGGACGGAGTCGTAGGGTTTTCCTGCTGTTCCACAGTGTCCCCATACCCCGCAGCGTCAATTATTGCAAGCGCTGCAGACTCAAGATGCGGGTCAAGCCCGAAGAACTTTTGCACTGCGTCAGGAAGAGCGCGAGTTGCGCCAGTCATCTTCAATACGGCAGGAGACGCAAATCCAAGAGACTTACCATCTTCGAGGACTTCCTCGCCGTTTAGATAGATGCCCTTTGTTGTGTGACCAATTACTTGGCAAGCAAAACGAATTGCATCAAGTCCACTCTTTGACTCTGAACCCGCATTTTTCTGCCACGCCTTAATTTGCTGTTGCGTGATGTTGGGGCTAATCAGGAGAGTTACCCCTGGACGCTCGGGAACATTGATGAAGATGTCCGGTCTGCTGACCTTCTTTGCAATCACTGCAGTCAACTGACCTAGAACATTGTCCGAATCCAAGCCAGGCTCGTTTTCGAAATTATCTGAATCTGTGTAGAGGTTTGTCATGGGGCAAACACTAGCACCAGCAATTGCCGGTTAGTGGATGTCAAGTAGACGTATTAACCCTGTGTTGGGGCGCCAGAGATTGCAAATGTGAGAGCAATCGTGGCTGGAGCTCCCGAGGATGCGTCACCCTCTGGCTCCGAAAGACCTACGAGTAGGGCCTGTGAGTAGACGCGCTCTGACTGAGCGTTCTTAAGGTCACAGTCTGTGTCGTAAATCTTGATTTCGTAATACGCACGACCAACTACCAGGCGGAGGTCCTTGATGATTGTTCTGAGGTCGGCATCGTAGTGCTTGGTGAGCGTAATGTCACCGACTTCCGAAGGCGCACACAGAACCTCTGGGAACGGGGTTCCGCCAACGTAGATTTTCTCCACTGCTGCGGTAATTTCTCCACCCGAAACCTGAGCAAAGTAACCAGACAACGTAGGGCCAAGTACCGCGCCCCCAGCGAGCGGCGTGATTTCGGCAATGATTTGCCGCTGAGCCAGTTTTGTTGAAAGGGCCATGTATTCCTCCGTGTTTCTTTCTTATTACACCAATGTTGAAGTGAGGTTGGACTTGGTGATTTCCACCTCAATCTTGTCTCCGATTGACGACACTCTTGCACCAACCTTGGCTTTGATTACGCCATTGGCGAGTTGCGAGAGTGGGTTATTGGCGTTATTCACCTGAACCGTGTAACCAGGGTCAATTTGCTTGCCGTTAGCATTGAATGCCTCGTACAAGCCGCCACCGGTGCGGATTCTGTCCATAATTCCAACAAGTGTCGCCTGAACTCTTGAGAACGTCGACTGACGTCCGTCGATTGGGAGGAAGAGCAGCGCTTCGAGGGCGGTCTCAGCCTCATGAACGATTTGGTTCAAGACTTCGCGGGCGATGATGAATCTGTAGTTTGTTGTGTCTTCAGATGCTGAACGCGCTCCATAGATTCGAACTGTGTCGTTGATTACACGGATGGCATTCACGAAGCCTGTATCGAGGCTGTCGGCATCCGACTTCGACAGGGCGTTGTATACGCCTGTAACGAATCTTGCTTCTGTTCTTTCTCCAGCGTATGGATTCCATGAACCGAAGGCATTGTGGACTCTTGCGCGAGTACCACAGACGTAGCCTTCTGGTGGAACGGTCATCGTCAAAGAGCCGTTTGGAATCTTTACCCATGGGAAGAAGAATGCTCCGTACTGAGCGTTGCTCAGTCCTGAGTGGTCAGCTGCTTCGGAAATCGCTGTCGAAACATCAGTGTCCTTGGCAAAGGACATCACCGCGATGCGGTTGTTGCTCTCTGCGTGAGACAAGAGATAGTTGCGAACATCCTCAGAGACAAACCCTGGGGCGCAAACCGCGCCAGGTCCAAGATTCGATGTGAATGTCGCAAGCGCTGTGTCGACGTCTGCATCAACCAGAGACGAACCAGCGGTTCCTCCAGCGAAATTCGTTGCTGCGATTACCGACGGAATGCCGTCAGAAGCGCCAGCTGCTGCTGTCAGATAAAGTGCCGCAACCGCGCTGTTATTGATTTCCTCAATTGCCGCTTCGGCTGTCGTGTTTACCGACGTTGTGTACACAAGGTCGCCATTCAGGCGAATCTTAATTCTGAAGTTTGTGCTAGCTGAAGGCTGCTCAACTTCTGCGGTCAGGCCACCGCTGTTCGCCCACGTTCCGGTGCCAGAAGCAAGCAGGTTGATGCAAGTTCCTGTTCCGTCGGAAAGTGCAAGGCTGGCCTCTACGGCATCCTCGTCGACAACACGAGAGACATAGGCGCGAGCGCCGCCCTCTTCGAAGAATGTCTCAATTGTCTGGTGTACGTATCCGCTGGATACATAGCCGCCAAAAATATCTTCAAAATCGGAGAGACTCGTCACCAGGTGCGATGAGCCGTCTGGTCCCCTTTCGGTAACTCCAACTACAAACATTGTCGCGGTGGGTGAGGTCTGAACATTGACCGGGCCGGTGCGAACCGAAGTGGTGACAACTATTCCTGGCATTTTTCCTCCGTCCCATCTTAGAAAGGAACTATTTTATATGAGACTACTGAAATTATACCGACTCAACTATCAATCTGGCGTATGTTTTGGGCATTGTCGGTTTTGAACAGGTTGCCAAGTTCGTCAACCTTGGCCTTTTGTTCTTTTGCAATTTTTTTTCTGCTTTTGCGTTTTGGTTCATCTTCCGGCACAGCGGTTTCCGCCTGTTTTGACTGGCGTTTGGGCTTTTGCGGCTCACTTGGCTCTGGTTCTTTGCTCGGCTTGACAACCGGGGTTTCGATAACTACAAGAATGCCTTTGTTAATAAGATTTTGTGTAATCGGATTATTCGGCTCAACTAGGGCGAACGCTCTTCCCATCATGTATTTGCCTTTTGACGCCTGAATCATCTGCGAAGAAAGATTCTGAACCTGAACAAGGTGAGCATGTTCGCGCTGGATGAAATCCAGTTTTTCATTTAGGCCGATGAAAACTTCTTGGGCTGTCATTGAATTACCACGCTTGCTGCATTTTCAAAATTTTCAATATTGGAACCCAGCGGATTTGAACCAAGAGTGAGTCGATACTCCTCAACCGAATCGGCGATGTTCTCTCTGGCGATGACTTCATCAATCGATAGCTCATATCCAAGATAGGCACCTGCGAGAACTCTATCACCTTTTAGGAGTGTCAAATCAGAGAACTCTTCAACAAAAGTCGTTTCCTCTATTCGCGCTTCTCTCTCGGCTCCCTCTCTTTGGAGACACGGATAGTCCAGTAGCGCGGAACGAACCACAGTTGTTAATCTGTCGCGCATTGCTGTAGTTTGTTCAGAGCCTTCTGTCCTGACCCAAACATATGTACGCATGGAATATGAAACCCTATAGAGGGGGTCAAGGCCCAAGCCATATTCCATTCTGTTAAATGAGCGCGTTGATATGGCTACGGTTATTATCGTTGGCCACGCATCAAGAACGAGTGGTTCGTATGTTAGGTATTCTGCTGGGTTCGGCAAATCCGAATCACTCAAGTTCCACCCATTGCGATATCTCAGTATGCGTTTTGGGATGTCCACCTTTAGGTAGTCAGTCACAAATGATTTTGCGAACTGGGCGCCATACATTAATTCAGCGGGCATTAGATAATCTCCCCACTTGAAATCCAGTCAATTGCATCAGCTCCCAGTTTTTTTGCAAACAGAGGTGGTTCAAAAACTATTTTACGTTTTGGCATTTTTGTTGTTCCGTATTGATGGAACTTTGCATACTCAACACTTGTGCCAACAGTTATGGATGTATTTGTCATGGTCTCAAATGATGCGGTAGCTCCGGTGAGGCTAGCAAACAGTCTTCCAGTTTGAACCATTGGTGGAGCTCCT